TGTCGTAGCTGAAGTTAACGGTCTGCTTAGACCACTGTTGTTTAGCCTGCTGAGTCAGGTCCTTCACTCCAGTAGCATCCACAGCGTACAGTTCACTGTTCTTGGCAGTCCCGGTATTAGTTACCTGGATCTTCCAGTTCAGTTGAACACCACCCTTTTCAGGGTCTTTACCCTTGGCTTTAAACATCTTCGAAGCAAAGATGTGGTGCTGGTTATCTAACGAGATATCCACCCACCGGCGCTTCTTGAAGTTGTCAAGCGTCAGGTTGACAAAATCATCTAGTTGGTCGGGTAGCAAAGGCATATTCCGACTCCTATATTACAAACCGCTCTACAGATCCCCGTTCTCCTTCAGGTAGCCATCGAAGGCATCCTTCAGAAGCGGGTTATCCACAGGATCGTCAGTCGGAACACTGGTCTTCTTCGCACTCGAGCCGGAACCTAGACGGCTCCTGGCCTGTTTGCGAACACGATCATTGAACGACTTGCGGTTCTGGTTATCTACTTCATTTGAAAACGTAGTTCGATACGCTTGACCAACAAGGTCAGCCATCGGGGGCATTTGTCTCCCCTGCTGCTGATATCCTGCTGCCAGAACAAGAACCTGATCGTACAGCTGCTCACGATTCTGAGCTTCCGTGCTCTCCTGCTGCAGGTCCTGGTACCCACTTTCTCCAAACAACTTGCCATTGGAGAGTTCACCAACCGCTTCATTGAAGCTATCAAGCTCAGACCTGTATTGTTGGGTCTGCACTTGCTGTTGTTGACCGCCAATAAACTCCTGCTGACTCAGGACTGCCTGGGCCAACACGGACATCTGGCCGTCGTAATGCGATTGCATTTCGGCAGCCAGTTCGTTGATCTTGTCACGAAGACCTTCGTCATAATCTTCATCCAGACCAACTTCAAATCGCTTGGCAGCAGATTGCTCTCCCGGCGTATCCGTGGGCGTTTGCTGAGCACCCTGCTGTTGCTGAAGCTGCTGCATCTGCTGGACCTGCTGGTAATACCTGCCAGTCGATTCAACATGACGACGCAAAGCATCTTCACTGGCGTAATCACCCGGGTTTATCCCGTAATAATTCGCCCACTGCACAAGATTATCGTCACCCGGGGTATCATCGGGTTCCGTCCCCTGTGCAGGTTGAGGTTCGTCAACCTCCTTGGAGTCGCCGGAAGGTTCATCGGCGTCTCCACTTGTTTCTTCAGGCTCGTTCTCCTGGTTTATTTCTTCAATAACATCGAGGTCTTTTTCCGTAAGTTCGACCTCTTTTTCTTCTTCATTAGTTATATCAGTACTCATCATATCCCCCTAATAGTTTTTTGGTGCAGAGTCGCCGTAACCTGCATCCCTGTCACATAAACCACGATGTCTCAGGTAAGCAGCACGCTGCTTCCTGCTAGTAAAAACAGCTGTTCCATCGGAGTCAAAACTGACTCCCGTGAAGCCAGCATTCTTTGCATCCTCGTTAAACTCCTTCACCTGCTGTGGAGCGATGCCAGCAGCATCGCTCTTCAAGCCTGTTGACCAACCATTAGCGCCAAAATATCGCCCGCCAGCAGCTTTGGGCTGCTGGCCGTGGGGCTGATCATGCCAGCGCAACTCACCATCGGAATCCTTGTACAGGTACTCTCTTAATGCCATCTAAGCCTGTTGCCTCCCGAACTGGGCCATCTGATCCTGGTTAGGCTGACCACCCTGCAGCAGTTGCTGCATGGCGTTACTACGACTCTCTGGCGTGCCCCCGGTGGGTACGCTTTTACGAATAGTCTCCCGCACAGTGTGGGCTGCTTGCTTGGGGATCTCGGGAGTTGGACCGGGACGGTCTTCCTTCGGCTCCTCGAATCGGATCAACCCCTTCAATCTCGGCAGATCCATGAGTTCCGAATACATCTCGACCAGCTCCTGCAAATCAATCATGCCGCCCATCTGCTGAAGCTGCTGCTGCATCGGCATCGCAATCTGGGTCAGGAAAGTAGTCAAACCATTAATGCGCTCCGAGGGTGACTTGTACTGCATGGAAAATGGCTCGATCTCGAAGTTGTAATCAAGGAAATCTCCCTCACGCATCTCACCGGTCCACTCGGACTGGAAAGTAACCCCCTCTTCCTGGAACTCCAGGGACGTTTCCTTCACCTGGTCAATCCACAGTAACCAACCAAGATCTCGACATAACTCGGAAGCAAACTTCACCACTCGGTACTGCATGTTCGCTTCGCGTTTACTAACTGCACCATGGATCAACTTGTCCTGACCAAGGGTCTCGGACTGGGGACCGAGACCCGCCATCGCCTGCAGGTTCCCGGCCATACGGTCAAACATATCTGTCATACGCATGCCAAAAGCCTGGTTGGCCTGATCCACGCCACCCATCTTCATCACGTTCACTGTGTCCGGGTTATCAACCCTTGTCCACTCACCATCAGAAGCCTGTTCAATCCGCTTGGCATCATCGTGATGACCGGCCTGGTAGAAAGGAATGTCCTTCTGTCGCTGGGCCTGGCGGCGCTGCTTCCTGAGCAACCCGTTGATAATGTCCGACAACGGTTTCAGGTTCATGGCAGGAGAGATGCCCATGATATGATCAGGGACATCGCCAAAAGAAAGGATATGGAACGGACCCCGCTCAGGACCCTGCCACTCCATGACACGCAGGGGTTTCTCGGCATTATGTACCGGCCAGGTAACAATCAGGTTCTCCTGTGGAAGCCAGACATCCATCAGGTCGATCATCGGTTCATACTCGTCAGGATCACCTTCGGAGCGAAGCATATTCCTGACACCCGTGTTTCCATCTTCACCATCGGAATCAGCAAACTTACTGGTGGGCTGCAACTCCTTGGTCAACTTCGGATCAAATGCAATATCACGCTGCATCTTTTCAAAACTCATGCGGTACTTGTTCAGCGCGAACTTCACCTTGCGCCAACTGGTCGCCTGCGTGTCATAAACAAAGTCATCAAGACTGATATTCTCAGCAAACGGTTTGCCCGGATCGACCCACTCATCCTCACCCTCGAGTTCCACCAAACCCGCATCTGCGTTGTAGACCTTGACAATACCCATCGAGAAAAACGCATCCACAACCGACTGGCGCATGATCTCCTCGAGATGTATCTCCTTTATCAGGCTGTTAGTCGCCATCTGGAAATGATGTGCGAACCACTGGTACTTCGGATGCTTACTGGTGACCAGGATACGAGGCCGGTTTGCAGTCAGTGACTGGGAATAAGTCTCAGCAGTCTGGAACATCAGGTTCATGATCACTTCACGATTAGGACCACCATCGCCGTAATGCGAGCCGACGTAATCACGCACAAGGCGCTCCCGCTTCCTGCGGAACGGTCGCAAGGACCGGTTGGAAAGTTCAATCGCCTTCATCAGGCGACTACGCTCTTTCGAATTATTCGGGTCCATCACTCCCACCCATCACTGTTAAGTTTTGCCAGTTTGTCATCTCGTTCTTTGAATCGCCACGCCATGGAACCGAGCGGAACTTCCATTCGGTACTCCTCCTTCGGAGCCGCTGGACGATCCTTCACCGCATGCCAGGCTATAGCAGCAGAGATCACCCGATCCCCGTGAGCCTGGCCCTTGCTGGAATCATCAATAGTGCGAACACTGCGGCTGTGAACAACGCGACCATCCTTGTAGACGTACTGCCTGCACTCCTCGAGAAGTTCAGGACTTCGAATCAGGAATTCATCTGTCTTGATTGCCTTGGCCAGCGTGGAGAGGACCGCAAGCTTGTTACGCTCGTTGCTCCACCAACCCGGGTTCTTGGTCTTCTTCTTGAAGTTCTTATGCTCGACTTCCCGGAAGTAGATATTCGAATAGTGCCGATCAAGAACCTGCTTGGTAAATGCCCCCCCGGGAGAGCCGTTGTATTCCCAGATCAGGTAAGCATTGTGGAAGAACTTGCACAACGAGACGACGTAATCTGCGAAGTCTTCCGGGCGCATCGTATTGCTGGCAAATTCCCCTACCTGGGTTTTCGAAACAGCATTGACAATCGTGGCGACCGAATTGCTTGTATAACTTCCACCCAGCCCTGCAGAAATGTCGCAACCGATCACGTACTCGGAGTGCGCAGCAGTTGGCTTGTCATCACTATCCAGGTGTACCCATAACTTCAGAGGACCGTCGTCAGACTTCTCGAAAGTGGGTTCCAGGGTCTCAACATCGTAGCCAAAGACACCCCGCATAAAGGGGATCATCAGGTTGCGCTGACCAGCTTCGTAAAGATCCTTCCCGAAGATCTGGTAGTCAGAACCGCCGTAATCACGGTCCAGTTCCTGGGCCACGCTTTGGGGCGTGGCACCAGGACGGTTACACTCGTTATCGTAGTAAGGACTACGAACCTTCCCATCGAGCACAAAGTTGTAACCACCGGGGAACTTGTACTGCTCGTCAAGGATCTCGAGATTCCCGGCTTCTGACTTGTAAAGACCCTTACTCCGCTCAGGATGTCCCCTCCAGTCCATGATGATCTTGACCATCGAAGATGGCGTATGCATTACGTCGTAGTAGGCACCGGCTGAGCCCTTGGGAGTGGAGACAAACAGGCGACAGTCAGTCGCATGCTGGGTGGCATTCTGTGCCTCGTAATCCGCACCATTGGGAAACGCAGCAAACTCGTCCAGGGCAATAGCCTTCTTACGACCACCACGGAAGGCATCCTCGGTCGTGGTTGCGCCCTCGAAGGTGCTACCGTTGTCACGATTCTCCATGAGCATCATGCTGCGATAGACATCCTTCGGGCGCATCCACTTAGGCAGGCCCCCCTTCCTGCCTTCACCGTGCAGCAGAAAATCAAGTTTCCAGAAAAGTGTGTCCTTCTTTCCGGGCTTGTCGACAAGATCTGCAGTACGGCTCATGATTCCAAAGCTGGAGAAGTCTTCAAATACCC